ATTGTTAATCTTTTTAAACGTATCGACAGACCGCATAAACAAAGTGATTGCAGCATGAAATAATAATTAAACTCCACGGATTAAGGTAACAAGTATGAGGGACAGGGATTTTCAAAAGCTGGTTGGTTTTCACTGAAAGATGATGGAGACTCAGCAACAGTCAGAATGTTACATAAGGGAGCTATCGGTACTGAGCCGGACGGATCTCCTAAGTATGATCTGGATGTATTTGAGGTACATAAGCTGGATGTAGATGGATCAGGAAGAGACAGAACTGTACTTTGTAAGGGAGAGGGCTGTGAGCTCTGTAAAGCCGGGATTAAGTCACAGCTTAGAATGTTCTTACAGATGGTTAATCTTGATGAGAAAGACAAAGAGAAACAGCTCCAGCTCTGGGAGAGAGGTATCACAGACATTAAGCAGATCTTAGGTATCATTGAGGAGTATGGAGATCTCAACGCAAGAGACATTAAGATTAAGAGATCCGGGGCTAAGGGTAGCATGAAAACTACTTATCAGTATTTCCCTAAAGATAAGACTGAGAGAGAGTTACCGGAAAAGCAGAACCTTGTAGGCTCCCTGATCTTAGACTTATCTCCTGAGGATCAGATCAAGGCTATTGAGGGTAGACTGGAAGTAAAGAAGAATAACAACAATGAGGGTGGAGGCTCATCTGATGGAGCCGGAGACAGTACCAGAGTATTTTAAGCTGATGGGAGTGAGGCGGTAAAGTTTCACTCCCATTTTTATAACAGGAGGAAACAGGATGGACAGAAAAGGACTGGAAATAAATATGAGCCGGGAAGAGGTCGGAATGGATGATATCAGTAAAAGACTGGTACATAATAAAGTGTGTAATGTAACAGTAAAGAGAAATAAGAATAAGCTGGAGAACGCTCTTGCAGTTATTCAGGAGCTTGTAAAATCTGGCAGACTCCACGCAGAGGGAGAGGTTGAAACTATCAGGACTCCAGAGAGATTAAAGGAGTACATGGATCACTGTAAGCAGTCTGGAGAGTATGTATTGGACGTAGAGACAACAGGGTTAGATATTTACAATGATATCCTTGTGGGTATCTGTTTATACACTCCGGGAGAGACAAGTGCTTATGTTCCATTTAATCACACAGATCTCCAGAATGTAAGAGTTGCGGATCAGATGAGTGAGGAGCAAGTGAGGGATATAGTGATCCCTTATTTACAGGATCAGGAGCTTAGATGTATTAACCACAATATCAAGTTTGATAATAAGAAACTGGCGTGGGATTGGAAACAGATCATAGTAAATATTTACTGGGATACCCTGATAGCTGGATATGTCTTAAATGAGAATGAGCCTCACGGATTGAAGCCACTTTATAACAAGTACATCCTCCACGGTAAAGGATCCTCTGAGGATTATGGGGATCTGTTTGAGGGGATTCCATTTAACTATGTTCCTATTGAGGTAGCTACTGTATATGGTGCGAATGATGGATTTAAGACCTATGCTCTGTATAAATTTCAGGCTCAGTATCTTAGAGAAGATCATCCCCGTGAGGACTTTAGGAAAATGTATTATGTTTTCCGTGAGGTAGAGATGCCTCTGATCCCACTCTGTACTGACATGGAAATGAGAGGAGTAGAGATCAGAGAGGATTTTGCTAAGGAGCTCTCAGAAGATTTCAACAAGGAAATGGTAGAGGTAGAGGCTAAGTGTGATGCTTATGTAGATCAGTTTAAACAATATATTCTGGATCACAATAACCTGATGAGACTTACAAAGGGTACTTGTAAGATTAACTATAGCAGTCCTCAACAGGTGGCGGCTTTATTCTATGACATTTTCAAGCTGAGAAGTGTAAGCCGTAAAGAGCCACGGGGGACAGGAGATAAGATCATACAGAAATTTCTCAGTACAGCGAAAAAGAAAGATACAAAGAAATCAAGAGAATTTGCTGAGTTTCTGGAGAACTACCAGAGATTTAAGGAAATCAAAAAGCTGTTAGGAACCTATGTGGATAAGATCCCTCAGGTGAAAGAGCCTAAGATCAATGCAGTATATACCACCTATAACCAGTACGGGGCAAAGACGGGAAGATTTTCAAGCTCTGATACAGTAAGTAAAATCAATCTCCAGAATATCCCGTCAAAGGAGAAGAGGATCAGGAAGATCTTTAAAGCCCGTGATGGTTACAAGCTGGTGGGTGGAGACTTCTCACAGATTGAGCCCCGTGTACTGGCTTTCCTGTCTGGTGATGAGAGTATGATTAACGCCTACAAAGAGGGAAAAGACCTGTACGCTATCATGGGATCTCAGGTTTATCAGTTACCTTATGAGGACTGTAGAGAGTTTTATCCTGATGGAACTGTAAACGCTGAGGGTAAACACAGAAGAACCACTATGAAGAGTGTACTCTTAGGTATCATGTATGAGCGTGGAGCTACAGCTATCGGGGAACAGTTTAATAAGAGTGCTGAGTGGGCTCAACAGCTCATTGATAACTTTTACAAGAGTTTCCCTAAGATTAACCAGTACCGCCTTAAGATTGAGAATATGGCTGAGACTTATGGTTATGTAACTACTATCACAGGAAGAAAAAGAAGATTGCCTGATATGCAGTTAGAGGATAAAGATGATTACAGATATCAGGAGGCTCACAGACAGAGCCTTAATTCAGTAATACAGGGATCCTCAGCGGATATCATGAAACTTTCCATGATTGCTATTTACAATGATCCACGGTACAAGGCTCTGGACTGTCACATGATTATTACCGTACATGATGAGTTAATCATGGAAGTACCTGAGGAGCATATTAAAGAGGGAGCTGAGCTCTTAGTAGGAACCATGAAGAGAGTAGGACATAGCCTGATTGATCTCCCTATGAGTGTGGATGCTGAGGTTAATGATTACTGGTATGGTGAGAATTTAGCTGAGAAATACGGATTATAAGGAGGATATTATGAGAGTAACTACACAGTTTGAGCGTAAGGTGTATCGTTATGTGGAGCGGTTTGGATTAAATCCGCTGGATGTAGTAGAGCATAAGATTGATCCTATGTTTGTTGATCCTATGAGTGAGGAGATTTGTATTACTACTACTGATGGGAGGTATTTGGAGAATGTAAGAGTTAGAATTTCTGATAATACATGGTGGTGTGGTGGTTATGAGATAAGTGAGAATAAAATTTCTAAATGGGTTTATTCAAATAGTATAGATGAAACACTTGTAGAGTATTATGACAAACACAGGTAAGGATTATGAAAAGACTAATAATTGATATACCGGATGAGTACGCCGGAGCAGTAAGTGTAACAGCTATAGGAGTAGGTCAGGTAGGAATGAGATCAGAGACTCATATAAAAACTACTGTAGTTGTGCTGGAGGGAGAATGTACAGAGATAAAACTGGAGGCTGAGAAAAGAGGGGAGTAATCCTCTCTTTTTTTTTTATTGCTGATCGTCTAAAATACACTTTTTAATCTGTTATTACTTAAAAAGTGATAATGGAGGTAAATAAAAATGAGACAGTTGTTAGTAAATGAGTTGTTTGCTGGGATAGGAGCACAAGAAAGGGCTCTATGTAATCTTGAGATACCACATAAGATTGTAGGAATATCAGAAATTGACAAGTGGTGTGTAAAAAGTTATACCGCTATTCATGGAGATACTTATAATTATGGTGATATATCTCAGATAGACGCTTTAAAGAAAGCTGACTTGTGGACTTATTCATTTCCATGTACTGATATTTCTAATGCCGGGAAAATGCTTGGAATATCGTGGGATACAAGGAGTGGATTGTTGTTACAGGTGGGGAGATTACTAAATGAGTCCTTAAAACATGAGGAGTTACCTGAGTACCTTGTTATGGAAAATGTAAGCAATTTACTTAGTCATAAGTTTATTGAGGACTTTAATAGGTGGTTAGAGTTTCTTGATTGTTTGGGATATGATAATAGATATGCTGTACTTAATGCCTGTGATTTTGGGTTGCCGCAGAATAGAAATAGGGTGTTTTTGGTTAGCAGATTGAGGAGCTGTGGAGGGCTTGATAATTTTGTTATGCCTCAAGGATCAGGATTACAAAAATCAGTAATAGATTTTTTAGATCCTATTAGAGAGAGAGAGAGAGAACGACCTCAGCTTATAGAAATAGTTGATAAGCAGTTATTTATAAAGCAAGCTACAAAGGCTGGAAAGATTGAGCTTAAATATCCGGGAGTGTGTGATTTATCATATCCCACAAGTACCACAAGAAGAGGAAGAGTACAGAGGGGTGGTGATGTATGCCCCACTCTAACTGCCTCCTCACAGGAGTTATATTATTTTGAAAGCCCTGATTGTTTTAGAAAATTGTCTGTGTTAGAAAACTGGAGACTCATGGGTTTTAAAGATGAGGATTATTATAAAGCTAAGGATGTAGGTGTTGGAGAGAGTCAGCTCAAAAAACAAGCCGGAAACTCTATAGCTGTGCCTGTGATGGAGGCGGTATTTAAGGAATTATTAAAGAGCTCATAAGAGCTCTTTTCTTTTTGTCTAAATTTCTTTCCATATCTGGTTATTACTCAGTGAATATAAAAAAGGAGGATACAGGATCATGGGATTATCAAGTTTAATCAAGGTAGCTCAGGGAAAGAACGCCGCTAACGTATCCTTTGAGGACGCTTTTCTTAAAGGGTATGAGGCGGCGGTAGTTAAGTATGAGGAAGAACATAAACAGCCTATCCCGGCTGATTATTTCCGTCCCTCTTCTATGTATGGGTGTGAGAGGATGCTTTATTTTATGAGGACGGGAGAGGAACAGGATAAGGAGGAGCATGATATAAACCTTATGGAGATTTGTCACTCCGGGACAGATAGACATTTACGGATCCAGCACCTTGTAGAGTCTATGGAGGGAGTAAAAACTCTGGATCTGGAGGAGATGGTAAAAGAGGCTCAGGCAAAAGGGGTAAACACAGATTTTGTAGGATGGAATGAAGATCATACAGAGGCAAGATGTAAAAATGATGAGCTGAGTATCTGGTTCCAGCCGGACGGAGTTTTAAATTTTATGGGTAAGGATGTGATCTTAGAAATTAAAACAGAGAGCACTTACCAGCACTCTAAGAGATATGAGCCTAAGATGGATCACAAGTATCAGGCTACTTGTTACGGTCTTGGGTTAGGGATTGATTACATACTTTTCTTTTATGAGGATCGTAATTTCTGTAGTAAGAAGCCTTACCTCTGGAAGATCACAGAGGAAATGAAAGAGGAAGTAAGAGGAAAGATACAGCGTGTAAACAACTATATAGCTCACAGAGAGGCTCCTCCGGCTGATAAGGATAAATGTACCTACTGTAGATATAAAGAGGCGTGTAAGAGGCTTGAGAGGGCTCAGGAGCCTAACATACAGGATAATAAGACTGTGGGAGGGTGTTTCTGATGGCTGAGAGAAAGAAGAACATGGGAAAGGTCTTTGAGAAAGAGTTTAAGGATAGTGTCCCGTCTGATTGTTTTCTTGAAAGATACAAAGATGATACCAGTGGTTTTTATGGAGTAAGTAATCCGGCAGACTTCCGGTTATATAAATTTCCTATACTGATTCTCTTAGAGCTTAAGACTCACAAAGGTAAGAGCCTCCCTCTGGCAAAGATCAGAGAGAGTCAGCTAAAGGGAATGATAAAGGCTGTAAATTATCTGGGAGTCTATGGGGGATATATGGTAAACTTCCGGGATCTGGAGGAGACATATTTTCTCTCTGTGGGATATGTGGAGAATTTTGTAAAATCCGGGGAGAGAAAGAGTATCCCGGTAGAGTTCTTTAGAGATCATGGTATCAGGATCCCGTCAGAGAAGAAAAGAACCCTGTACAGATATGATCTGAGCTCATGGCTTAAGAGATATGAGATGATGGACAAGAAAAATAGATGTGAGGGATATTGTGGAGTAACTTGTGTAAACGGGAGTTGTCCTCAGGCTTTAGCAGATCAGTACCCGGAGTATGGATATGAGCCCTGTACTTGTGAGGAGTGTGGATATTACAAAGGCTGTGAGGATTGTTATTTTCAAGGTGATGAGTTGTTTTGTGTAAAGAAGAATGGAAAATACAGGGAGGATACAGATGGGAGTGTTAATGGATTTTAACCAGATAGGAAAGCACTGTGAAGTAAAGGCAGATAGTACCCTCAATAACATGAAGAAAGAGGAGCTGATCCAGTATATAAGAACCTTGGAGCATAATTACAATGTGTCTGTAGATTTCAATATACAGCAAGTGAAAAACTTTCAGATGATGGAGGACAGGATTGTAAAAGAGATTGAACAGGAAAAGCTAAGATACTTCCTTAATCCGTGGAGTTTAATTATTATTTCATGCTGCAATCACTTTGTTTATGCGGTCTGTCGATACGTTTAAAAA